AACACTGGCTGTAACGTCAAGGTCTGGTAACGCTCAACGCTCTTATACCACATATTCAAATCGCTTTCGCCTGTGCTGTTCATGCCTTCAGGTGAACGCCCATAAAGCAACGTCATAGGCATACCAGCCTCTGCGGATACTAGCTCCATTGCCTTGTTTATAAGCGAATCATAACCCCCTACTGGCACGGTTGAACGGATGAAATCCTCTTTTTCTGCGTCTATTAAAATGCTGTTCATCATTGAAGTAGAATAATCAATATCCCTTAAACGGTTGGCAATATACTCTTCATTGCCCAAAGCGTAGGCTTCCTTTAAGCTTTCTACTTTAAAAATCTTTAAATCGTAATCACTCGCCAGCTTGTTCAAAAAGCCGTGCATGCCTAGGTAGTTCATAAAGCTTTTATAAACGCCTTGTATTGTGGATGCTCCCCAGCCTTGGTTGGTCTGCTTGATTCTGCTTGGCAAGTAGTCACCCTCAAGCTTCAAAAGCCGTGTGTGGTGGATCTTCACTTGTTGGTTGTTTGTTAGCATCAGGCGGTAGTAAAGGTATTCGTTAAACGTCTCACTCATTGGGTCTTTATCCCTGTCCTCATCCAACATTAAAATGCTGTGTCGGTCAAACAAGGTCAACTTCTCAATGCGTACCAAGCCATTTTCATTCAACGGCTTTTCTAGGTCTGCTACGCCGTCCTTTGCTACAATTAAAGCAACCGCCCCGCCGTATAACCTCGCCAGCGTTGCCAGCTCCAAAAGCTTATGAAACACGTCTATTCTTTCAAGCTCCTCATAAAGCTCGTGGTCACACTCAATGCCACGCCCTAGTGCTTCGTTAGGCATCAACTCAACTAAACGCCGTCCGATACCGCTTCCTGTGTAAACTGCTTCTACTGCGTAACGGTCTAGTAAGTTCTCCTGTTGAAAGAAGTTTGCCGTGCTTGCATCACGCCCAATCACGCCCAAGCCGTTAATCACGTTTACGATCCCGTCAAGGTTAAAACGTGGCAGTTTAAAGCTAGGGCTTGCGTTCGTGGCTTCGGCGGTTTTGCCTGTGAAAATGTCTTTAATGTTGTTTAAAACGGTCATTCTTGCGTGTCCCTTTACTTGTAAGCGTCAAACGCTGAAACCTTCTGTTTAATAAACGGTTCCAAGGCGTAACGTATCGCATCTATGCAATGGTTGTGCTTGTCCACGATCTGCGTGCTTATATCGTTTGTTCTACCGTCTACTTTGTATGAGTATAATAATAACTCATTTATCGTTTCTTTACAACGTGGATGCACTACAATGCGTTTGTAGCTTCTCATGTGTGCTATGCCGTCTTCTACGCTCCCTTTGCCTTTTACAACCGCTTTAATGCGTTCTAAGCCGTGTTGCTTCAAGTAGCTGATTGATTCAGGGCGGGCGTTATCGGCTCGTACTATCGCCCTGTCAATCTCAGGCATCGCTTGCTTGATGAAGTCCACGGTCTTATCAATATCAAGCCCCAGCTTTACGGCTTCTTTCTCAATGTAAAGCGTTTCGTCATGTATCCATACTTTCACGCACGCCGTGGGATCTTGTGAAAAGCCAAAGTCCAATCCATACAGTGGCAAGTTCCAAGAAGGATCGTCTACCCATTCATAAACAGGCGTTTGCGACTTCACCAGCTCACCAGTGGCCAGCTGTTCGGTGTGTACGTTGGTCTTCACCAATCGCTGTACCTTGTTTGGCGTGAACTCTCTCACCTCCCACTTGTCTTTAAACACTTGGGCATCCGTGTGTGTTAGGCACTCACCTTCCCAAACGTGCTTGTAAAGGGCGGGGTCACGTTCTAGCATTAAACGCCGTTCCATTTCAAGCACGGCGGGGAAGTGCTTGTTCTCCGTATAGTTTACCTTGGCTATGTAAGCTTCAGGGTGTGGCGTGGCTATAAAAAGCTTATACACTGGGTCATCTTCGAGCCGTGGGTTCATGGTCATCCAAATCTCTGAATCAGGCTCCCTTATGGTGGGGATCAGAATATCAAGGCTTTCTTGGCTTATGGTCTGTGCCTCTTCAATCCAACAGATATTTATGCCTGCTGTGGACTTGATGCTTTCGCTATTGTGTCGCAAGCCTTTAAAGGTGAACTCACTGCCGTTCTTAGACGTTATGGTGTCCCGTTGTATCGTGAAGTAAGCTGATAGCCCTAGGTCGTCAATACGCTTGCTGAGGAGCCGGTGGACGCTATCGCTTATGGAGTTTTGGAACTCCCTAGCACATAGCACACGCACCCGTGATGTTAAGGCTTTCACTATTAACGCATCGGTGAAGGCGAATGACTTACCGCTCCCTCGCCCGCCATACGCCACTTTGTACCGCTTGGGGCGGAATAAGCCTTGGCTCCATTGTGGAAAGGTCAAATCCAGCTGTTGCAACGGTTTAACCCTTTTTGCGTCTGATAATTAACATTATGCTCTAAAGGCGGTGATTTAAGCATCGCCAGCCTTGGCATCGGTGAAGTTCACGGTGAAAGAAGGCAAGCCGTCGAACCCGTGCGTGTTGTCCGTTGATTGCTTATAACCCATTTTGCTGTTGGCGTAGAACTTCGTCGCATCCAGTGCGATTTTGGGGTCTTCGTGGAAGATATGGCGTTTCAGTTGCCTTGCTACGCGTGCATCAAACAACGGCTTCACAGACTTCAGAAAGTCGCCGTAATGCTTAACTAGCGTCTTGTCGCAGATCCCTAAAGCTTCAGCCATTTGCTTATGCGTTGCCCCGTTCATAGCCATGCCTTCGAGGATCTCGTGCGTTTCCTCTGTAGGCTCATGCAGATTGTGCGGTTTCTCGTAAGGCATCGAAAGCACTCCTCCTTCGCCATTATGTCCGATTATTCCCGATTCGTCAATATCACTATGTAACGAAATGTAAACTATTTGAATGATTCAATAAAAAAAGTGTTGACAACTTGGATACAATATGTTAATATGTTTACATAAGGTTGATTGAACGCCTTACGAGTTACGATTTAAAAAGGAGTTACGAAAAATGATTAAATGGAACCCCGACGAAACTTTTTTAGGAAATGTCTTTGATTTAGCGGATGATTTACATCCGGCGATCAGATACCCATACCAGTTCGCTGTAGTGATGTTTATTTTATTCGGAATGACTGCAATCGTTGGAATACTTGGCCAACTTGGCTAGCCCCCCACGGGGGCTTAGCCCCCACCCACCCAGTTTACTTTAAAGAAAAGGAGTTAAAGATTATGACCTACAAAGCTATTGAAAGAAGTATTAAATTGCTGAACGAATTGAATCAGAAACACTGGACTGAAGTGGGCTATTACATTGTCCAGCCAGTGCAGGAATTAAAAGAAGGCAGTGAGTGGCACTCTCAAAAACGTGGTTATTGCGAAGTTTCTATTCGTATTATCCCGCACGATCAGATTATACCTTCTCAACCATTTTATGAGAGTGTAATTATTGGTACATACAAGGAGGTAACGCATTGGGTAACTTTACAACAGTTGGTTAAAATTGCACTTATCAGATACGGCGATCCCTTTGCCGCCGCCTAGCCTTCCATCGGGGGCTTAGCCCCCCACCGTTTACTTTAAAAATAAGGAATTAAAGATTATGAAAAAAGCTTTACAAAACATATTTGATTCGCTTAGTGTTAGTGAAAAATTAAGTTATGCTCAATCTATTAGCGGTTTTTCTTTTGAAGAATTACACGCGATAGCCTATTTTGAGGGTGTGGAATGGGAGCAAACGGGCTGGGCTTGCGATGATTATCAATACTACTACTTTAAGCATATTCATAAGGGTTTACGGATTTTGTCCCGGGCTTGGGCTTCTGAAAGATACCGATTTCACAATATAAACAACCGCAACCAAACAAAAAACATACCTGTTTACTTGTTAGACTTTCATTTTGATAAAGAATTAATCGCACAAGCTGAAAAGAAACAAGTGTACAATGACGACGGGTATTTATTAGCAAATACCAAATGAGCCCATGACATAAAGGAGGGCTTCACCGCCCCTACCGTTTACTTTAAAGAAGGAGTCCCCCCTATGAAAAACTACCTCCGCCTATGCGTCCTATCGCTTATCATGCTTTTATCGCTCATCACCACGCTAGGCGTGCTATTAGGCAAGCAAGTGCAAGTAAGCGAACACCTCGTCAACGTCCCTAGAAACCTCACCATGTTAGCCAAGTAAAAAAGGAGTAAAACCGTAATGTTATTTACAACCG